CTAAGGCTATTTGCTACTTCTTTGCCGCTTCTGCTTTGCGACGTTTCCATTCTTGAAAGTGTTCTTCTGCGCCGGGCTGTTGAAAGAACGCCCATGCTCCCTCAAAAATCGCTGCTGCAAGAGGGACGCTCTGACATTTGTCAATCTTTTCGGTGCTTAACTCAAACACAGGCTTGGTGTAGGCGGGGTTGAGAGTTGCCACATAGATCCTCCTTTCTTTCGTACTTCATGTTGTTCTGGTTGGATCTTATTGCCGTATAGTTGATATTTATCAACTTTCTAATGAAAAAAAATACTCGCCAATTGCGTCTGGCTGAATATCAAGCGTTTCGCAGAGCTTTTGAATCTCTGTCTGTTTGAATGCATAGTTGCCATTGAGCTTTTGGCTCAGTTGTCCCTCACTGATTCCGATAATAGGTGCCACCGTTTTTTGAGTAAATCCGAACTCTTTGATTCGCCCCAGTAGTTTACGATAATCCATTTTAGGCATCAACTCATCACCTCCTAACTCAAAATGTTGATATATCTCAACCATTCCAATAATAACAACTCCAGCCCGATTTGTCAACACAAACATTTGAGAAATCTAAACCGTTTGTTTTTCAATGTTGATTTTTCTAAACCGACAGTTTATAATAAAGGCAATATAGAGGTTGAGAGGTACTTGCAATGAGCGGAAGAGTGGAAACATTCGCGGCAAGACTGAAAAGAGCAATAGAGAATCGTGGCATCACTCAAACCGAACTTGCTAAAAGATCCGGAATCAGCAAGTCCAGCATTTCTCGTTATCTTAAAGGTGATTGGGAGGGAAAGCAGGATGCGGTTTACTCGCTTGCCATTGCACTAAATGTTTCCGAAGCATGGCTAATGGGATTTGACGCAAAGATGGAGAGAGAAAGTAGAAGGCCCGGCACCATTTCTGATGACGGGCTCGATGCGGATATTAGCCATCTGCTTGCAAAGCTTCCTCCTGATAAGAGGCAAAATGTGGTTGACTACATTCGCTTCTTAGCAAGCTCAAAATGAAGTCATACACCCTAAGCTTCTGATTGTGTTCCAAAGAGAGATACGCAATGAGTAGCTCACCGGAGATACAGTCTCTTATGTCCATGGTGTTTGGCTCCTTCCGTTGAAAGTTGCTGCCGGCAGGGACTTATATTATATGGCAACTGAGTTGTTTGTGAAGCAAAGTGGTAGATAATATCACTACTCCATATCTCTTGTCGATAGCGATAGCCATAGGAGTTTTTATGAAATATTGTAATGTTTGCAAAAGACGGCGTTTATTCCTTTCTCTTAACAAAGAAGGGATTTGCAAGAATTGCGAAAAAAGAATCGCTGATGAGGCAGCCGAGGCAAGGCGGCTTGAGATAGAAAGAATACATATTGAGAATTGGAACGCCGCAGAAGAGTTTTACTCACGAATAGAGAAAGCTCTCAAACATGATCCGTTTTCGATTTCGCATTGCGGAATGTCCACAGATGTAATAAAGAGACGCTTAGAGGCATGTGATACTATAAAGAATTATGCCGATGACTGGAAAAAATATCACTTATTTAAAAAAGTATTTTATTCACACTGCAAAATTAACAAGCGCACAAATGCATTGGATAATCCACTGTTCCATGCTTACGGTATCACTGAATATCGTTCGGTCAATTTTTCTGATTTGTTCTCAAAACTAAAGCAAGAGGCGGATAAATATTGGATAAAGCATTATTTGGCACTGATGGATGAATACGTTGATCTAAATATTGAGGATTCAAGTGAATATCAAGATATACTCTATAAACTCTATTATGGTGCGTCTCCGTTTGTTAGAAAGCCGAGTATTATACTGGAAATGGATTATCTTGATGGTTATATTAAAGTGTTTGCTAACTCCCACCGAGTCGGCAGCATATATAATAGCGAGATAATTAAACGCTGGTCGGAGTTCCAGAGGGTTGAGAACTGGGGCATATTGGGAAGCATTGGTAGTTTTAGCCTTTTCGTAAAGGCTGTATTCCGAAGAAGCCTCTGCTAACCATTGTCGTTGCTTAGATAAAGGAAAGAACAGGAGGAATATCAGGAATGATTGAAAAAACAATTAGAGAGTTCTCGTTAGAAGCAGAGCAGTTTGTCATCGGAGCAGTTGTGAATGATGATTTTGTAAAGATTTCAACGCCGCATGGCAATGCAGTTTTAATCAGTGAGGCAGAATGGGGCATGTTGGTAGATGCGTTTAAGCTTGCCCTATCTGCACAGAAACAATGACATAAGATTGATTGCTCATATAAGGTAAAGCACTATGGGTAAGAAAAAGCCTGCCTCTGAAAAAAAGAAAAAGATTGCCGTAATCTATGCCCGGTACAGTTCCCACAGCCAGAAGGAGGAAAGTATCGAGCAGCAGGTGGAGGTTTGCACAAAGTTTGCGCTTGCAAACAATCTTGAGGTAATAGATGTATATTCCGATAAGGCCATAACCGGGAAGCGTGAAACACGCGCTGCCTATCAACGCATGATCCGCGATGCAGAGAAAGGGCGCTTTCAAGTTATCATAGCTTATAAATCAAACCGAATTGCCAGGAACATGCTCAACGCCCTGCAATTTGAAGCAAAGATGGATGACTTCGATGTATCCATAGTCTATGCTCAAGAGGAGTTTGGGAACAATGCCGCGGGCCGCTTCGCCTTGCGCATGATGATGAACGTCAATCAGTTTTACAGTGAAAACATGGCTGAGGACATCATGCGTGGCATGCGGGATAATGCCCTGCAATGCAAGGTGAACAACGGTATATCCCCGTTGGGATATGGAAAAGGTTCAGACGGGAAATATGTTATTATCCCGGAAGAAGCGGAGGTTGTCAAAGAGATATACATTAAAGTCCTTGATGGCGTCCCTTTTGTAGATATTGCAAACGAACTTAATGCTCGCGGTATTAAAACACGTAAAGGCGCACGATGGAATAAAAACAGCTTTGCGGCAATGCTTACCAACGAGAAATATACAGGCGTGTATAGTTGGAGTGATATAAGGATTGAGGGTGGCATGCCTCAAATAATCGAAAAGGAGATGTTTAATAAAGTGCAAGAGAAACTAAAGCTCAAACAGCACCACGGGAAACATCGCGAGGGAGGCGATTATCTGCTTACGGGAAAACTATTTTGCGGAAAATGCAATGAAATAATGGTGGGTATGTCTGGCACCAGCCGTAACGGTGAAAAGCATTATTACTATGACTGTCGAGGGAAACGCGTGGAGCATAAGTGTGATAAAAAAGCTGTCAGGCGTGAGTGGATTGAGGCGGAAGTGGCAAGCATAGTTAAGGACTATGTGCTAAGAGATGAAACGATAGAGTGGATAATTGATTGCTGTATGGATTTTCAGAAGAATACTTTTGAAAACCAGCAGCTCGTTGCCAGCCGCAAACGGCTGACACAAGTACGTGCAGAACTCAAAAATATTGTGGACGCAATAGCGCAGGGAATATATACGGATACCACCAAGGACAGGCTGCTCGAACTGGAGGCAGAAAAGAAATCGTTGGAGGTTGCAATAGAGGAACTGACATACAGCTTAAAGCCCTTGAGCAGAGAGCAAATAGAATGCTATATTGACACTTTCAAAAACGGAGATGTTAATGATAAAACGTTCCAGAAAAAACTGTTCAATCTCTTTGTGAGCTCAGTATATTTATATGACGATGGGGAACTCAGGATATCATTCTCTGGCTCCAAGAATAATGAGCCGGTTCCGTTTTCAGTAATAGATAAAGCCGAAGAACAGGCCTCAAATAGTGTTCGCTTGGAGGCTGCTAAAGTCCACCATAGCAGAACCAAGCGAACACAGGCAACAATCTATATGGTTGGTACTGTGTTCGTTTTGGTTTACAGAACAGAATAGCGTATAATGAAAGCACTACTTCATCATGTAGTGCTTTTTGTTGTGTAATTCATATCGTAAAGCGATATAAAATAGCATAATCCGGCCATTTTCGGCATTATCTGGTAGATTTTATTGAAAGGAGCGAGCGTATGATTAGGATTTTACTGTCTACCAGACTTGGCGAACGTCGGTGGACCCAGGCAGACATTGCACGGGTCACAGGCATTAGGGCAAACACGATCAACGACTACTATCACGAAATGGCCGAACGAGTAAACCTTAACCACCTGGACTTAATGTGCGAAGCTCTGGATTGTGACCTTTCTGATTTGATTATCAGGGAACCAAACAAGGAAAGGCGCATTGAGCATCTTCGCACCGGGCAAAACATTCCGATACGGAGAAAATAGTCATACGTGCAACCCGTCCCCGGTCATGGTTGGCCGGGGATATCCTTTTCTTCTTTGTTGTCTGGGCGCAAATCGCTTTGGTCGAGAAAAATGTGCTGCCCATCCCGGAGGACAAAAGCAATGCGGCATCCCGTAAAGTCTGCAATGCGTATGAGGTCATCAGCTGAAAAGCGATTATTGGTCATCTTGTTGTTCATGCTTTGCTTTGACATCCCGTATAGTTCAGCCAGATCGATATTCTTTTTTCCAGCCAAAGCCAGAAGCGCGCGTATCTTATCACTTACCACAGTATCCCCCCTTTATGTTCTTTTACTATATCACCGATTTTATTTATATGTCAATAAAAAAAGTTATAAAAATAACTCAATAAGTATTGACAAGTAATTAAATATCGTGTACTATATAACCATAAGAGAGAGCAACGCACGGAGGAACAGAAAATGAAAAAAGCGCACCCCGCCCTGAATGCCATCAGCGAACAGACCACGGCACTGTGGTATCGCGTGAACAAGAAATACGGCGAACACGTTTACACCCTCGGGGTGAACGGTCTTGGAGAGGTTGTTCTCTGCAAAGGGTACGGTGAAACGATCGCTAAGGGCAACCGCCAAGCCCAACAGACCATGAAGCGCCTGCTGGCCGAATAAATAAAGGGAGGAAAATACAATGAAGTACGCTGACATCAATAAAAGGTTCACCGAAATCGTCGCCGAGTACATCGGCAAAGGATACCTTGTAAACTCCGCCTCCATGACTGGCAGCCAGGGCGAAATCAGCAAGATCGACCTCACCAATGGAACCGAAATCATCAGGATCATGGTTGCCAACTTTACCGAATGGGAACCGATGACGGTTGATGGAGTTGAGATTATCGTTGGGCGCGATCAAAACGAAGTAAGCCCTCATCATCACTCCACCTGGCACACGCTCTGGAACAACAAGCTTGAAACCTTGAGCGAAGAGCGCTTCTACAAAATCGGTGAGACCCGCCGCGATCGCACTCCTTACTATGGCGCCAAGGAAGAAGCTCTGGCCGCAGCTGATCTCAATTTCAAGCGGTATCGCGCTCGGAGGCAATCCTGCGAAGCGAAAGATGTTACCAGCAAGGCTATGGAGATTGCAAAGCGTATCATCCGGCGGGAGTTCAAGGTTCAGCGCATCCGCGAGGCGGATATCCGGGTCATCAAGAGCAACGGTTCCTACACCGTCAACTACGGCAGAAAAGCTTACACGCTGCACTAAGGAGGGAAAGAAGCATGAGGTACACACTGGTAATGTACTACTATCTACCCGGACAATCAGAGCTGTTTTCCGAACCGCAGGTTTTCGCCACCAACAGCGGTAAAGAATGGGAACGAGCCGTAAATATCGCCCATGAAAAAGGCTATCGGATAGTCAAGGTAGAAAGACACAAGGGCTAAGACTAATCCCGCCCCGGAGGTTACGAGGGCAGAAAGGAGAACAGGATGAGGCACAGGAAGAGGAAGACCGTTTGGGCATATCTGGATGGCAAGAAGCTGGTCGATGTTGTGCAGGCCGCACTCGATAACAACATGATGGTGGATGATCTGAAGAAAAGGCTGGTCGAAGAAAACCCCGGCCACGAAGTGACCTTCAAGGTTTTGTAAAACAGGAAACGCCTGACCTACCGGGCATACGGGGAGAAAGGAATATCCCAATGGAAACCATCAAATACAGAGTTACCTTTGAAAAGAAGCCCGAGTATAACGGAATCTGGGTGCTGGAGCTCGGCAAGAGCGGGGCGTTCACCTATGGTAATGGCACCTGCGTCACCGTAACCGCCAACGGCCACCATCACGATCTGATTGACACCCGATATGTAGTCGGCATCACGCAGAACTTCGGCAAGTGGTGCGACGAGTATATGGGGGGCATCTTCAATCCCGACTTCGACCCTCGTTTCGAGCGACTGACCGACTGACAACCTATGGTACTGATCCGGGGCGGTTCTGCCCCGGCAGAGTGAGCCGAAACGGCCTTCGGGCCGTCGCCGGGAACCGCCCTACCCGGCCTGACGATGGCAGGGCAGAAAGGAAACTGCATGATATTCACCAAAAGAAAAGACGATCCCAGCACGATCCGCAAGGTGTGGAATAATGATAAGAGCAAATGCTATGGCTTGGTTGGAAAAGTGGGCGATCTCGTTGACAGCGGCATCATGGATTATTGCGAGGCTGACCGCGCCTGCTGGTGCTTCATCCCGGTACTGGATGATCGTTCGCCCGGCGAAGCCCGCTTCGGAGAAACCCGTGATAAGGTGGTGGAGGGCTGCGCATGATTAGATTGCCTTGTGGCTTATTGTGGAAACTGCCCCGATTTTGCAAAGGGCTCAAGTGTGATGCTTGCCCATTGAATACGGAAGCAGATAAGGCCAAATAAAAAAACGCCCTGCCGAGGTTGCTCCCAGCAGGGCGTTACATTTGTTATTTTGTATTCTGATTGGATTTGATTTGCTGTATTGCATCAAAGGCGCCGCTCGATGCCAAGGCCACCACTACGGCGTTCACCATACATAGCGCCGCGCTTTCCAGCGTAAACGCGCCTGTAAAGAAGGTTGCGGCGAGCAGGATTATAAGCGCAACGATATAGGCAAATAGCCGTGTGGGGATTTTTTCGATGGCAGAAATACCCTTGAGCAGCTGTGTCACAAGCGAAGTCATAAGCACCGCGCCGGCATACGTCAGCAGCGATGCCCACGTAAAAAACTCCGTAGGCACAGCAGGAGTTTCCCCGTCATCTGCCAAAGCGGGGGATGCTACGGCAAGGATCAGGATTGCGGTCAACAGAAATACAAGTAGCTTTTTCATAAAGTCCTCCTTATTTGTAGTTCATCGGTAGTTTGGAAACGTCCTCCATGGGCCGCTTGAGATTTTCGCCGCCCAGCGTGCAGTAGGTGTCGTGCATTTCATTTAGGTCTTTGTAGTCATCATAGTCAACCTCCTTGCGCTCTATATAGCAACGGGCCAAGTGCTTAATCCTGTCATGCAGGATAACCCTTAGCCCGTCTTCGATGATCTCGATTTTGCTTGCCAGTTCTTCCATGCTTATGGCCTTTGCGTCCTTGCGTTTGGCCTTGCGGTCAAGGTACCATTGTATAAGCTTTCCAACGAGGTTCACAACTGCCGCTCCCGTGGCTCCTGCAAAAATCATTAGAATCTGATCCATGTTCATAGGCCCTATACCTCCTCAACATATTTGCCGGACATATAGCCCAGCAACATTTCACCGTCCAGCACAACTGCTACCTGTTTCCATCCATCCCCATCAGGAATATGCAAGGCAAGCATGCGGTCTCCTTCGCGAGCAATGCCCAGGCTGGCATACTGCTTCCCTGGGCCGCAGCGCACATGCACGCTGCCGCCGCCGCATACCGCAAAGAAAGAGGTGCCGACAGGCTCAGGTGCGGCTTCTTCGTAAAGGAACCGAACGGTCATAAGGCCGCGATGTGTCCATCCGCGCCCGGACAGGCGGGTTACTACGCAGCCATAGGGCAGGCCGCGTTCCTCAACGACAAGCGGTTCGCCGTCACTTGCAAATCCGCAAACCCAGCCGACATGCTTCATGGTGCCGTAATCATTGGAGCGGAAAACAGCCTCGCCGATGACATACGCGCGGGATATATCACGTATGCGCCCCGCGTTTGTACACCAGCGCGTGTAGCAGCCATGGGCGTTAAGGTCTGTCTTAACGCCCAACACCTGCGTGCAGT